TAGTTTTCATTAGTCTATTTTCTCCTTTTTAATGTTTAAAAAGCTAACCGCAAAATCAAATGAGTCTGTAGTGCTTGATTGTATAGTAAAAGCAGACCCACCTTCTACGATTAATGGTTGAGTTAATAATTCTGTGGTTACATTAGCTGTCAATGCTGCAGATTTAATAGCTGTGATACTATTGTTTGTAACAGTCACTGCTGGTGTTCCTGCAGATGTAACTAGAATGGATTTAATAATTATAGTTTCATTTACCAAAGGACTATTTGTTGCAAAAACAGTTAATGCATTTCCTGTAGTATTATTATCTGTTCCTACAAATTTGTATTGGTTTACTACTGCCATTATTCTAAAAAGAAGCTCTTAGCTTCTATCTCTTGTTTTACTTCTTCCTGAAAAGAAGAATTTAATTTTGTGATTACGGAGTCCAGATCCCTGACTAAAGATTGAAAGGTTCTTTGTTCATACTCTTTACTTGCTCTGGTTAGTGATTGTACAATTTTTGCCATAATTAATCCATTTCACTATCTGAGTAACTTTCGGATGCTGCAGCATCTGCTGCCTCTGATTCTGCCGCTGTTTCACCTTTCGCTGTTCCAAAAGTTTCGTAATCTTGACGATCTATAACGTCTTGACCAAATTGTTGAACATCTGCCGTATCTCTATTAGAAAAACCTAGCCCAGGATTTCTTGAAAAACTTCCCCCCTCTGGAATATCAATATCATTATTATAACCAAGAACCTTTCTACCAAAATCATATACACTTCTACCCATATTATACATTGCTAATGGAGCTGCTAATGGTGGAGCTAACATACTCATTGGCATATTAATTAAATTTCTTCCGAAATAACCTGCTTGATCATATCTATCAAGTAAGTTTCCAAGACCTGCATTAGGTCCAGGAGGTAATCCTTTACCTCTACCATCATCATCCTCCTCTTCACCATAATTGGGAAAGGGGTAATATTGCTGTAAAGAACCAATACCCTCTTGAGAGGGGTTAAATTCTACTCTATTCGGAGCACCAGTGTCCGTTCCTAAATTTAATCTGTATTGTTCTTGCGGTAAAAAATAATCTCCTTGATCGTATAAATCTTGATCTGCTGCATTGTAAAAACCAGGAACTGCCATTATCTCATTCCTCCTGGTGCAATGTCTAATCTAAAAGTACCTAATTTCCAATCTTGATTGCTACCTGTGTTAGAAACTTTTAATGCAATAGACCTGGCTCTAACTCTGGTACTTTTAAAAGTAGTGCTTGAATCAATTGCAAAATTGGTAGTTTGAGAGGTACTATTTGGATACATCCTAGTAGTAAAACTTACTTGAGTTGATCCGGTCTGGTTTATAAAATCTGGTATAAATCTACTAATTCTCATAACGTATTGACCATCTCCTCTGGTATCTGGTGTACCAACAGTCTGACCTGTATTACTTCTTCTTTGAGTAATATCAAAATCACCGGATACTATGTTTGCTTGAATTGCTGTTACAACTCCTCCTGCATTTACTTGATCGGTCCCTGTTTCCTGGTTATAGTATATAGTGCAACCATCAGTATTACCAACAACATCATACGAAGTATTACTATTAGGGTCATAGAAAGTTGCGTGAGGTCGATCAAATACGGCTGAATCTTGCCATGCCGCTCTAGCTAAAGATCCGGTTGTCCATACAGGTCTTTGAGGTGTTGAATCTAAATAGTTATAGGTAACAGATCTGTCGACCACATTCGATCCATTACTACAGTAGAACCAGTTAATTTCTCCAAATAAATTATTTAAACCTGCATTAATAAGATCTCTTGATGTAGAGTTTATATCATCGTAAACAAAGTCTTCAACAAGACAGGGCATAGATTTTAATTGACCGTCGTAATTAAAAAAACCATTTTCCGACATCCAATAAGCGGCACCATCCACTTCAATACATGCATTCTTTCCAAATAATCCACAGTTAGTCCCTACTTGTTGAAATGAGAAAGTAAAAGGTTGACCTACGAATTGCATTAAAAATAAAGCAGTGTCCGTCCAAACATAAATAGCATCCCTACCTTTTACAGCTCCCATAATCTTGGAACCATCTGCAAGTCTTTGAGTACCGGCTGTATTCTCAGATCTAACTGTATAAGCATCGGTACCATCAATATTTTCTTGAGAAGAAAATCTAATAAACATATCATCTTGAGTAGTTGGATCCCCAACGGTAGATTCTGTTCCAAAAAATACTAAGTGTCTATCCGGTGTAGATACCAATACATGCCTTGATGCTGTAGGCGCATTTGCTAATAACGTTGCTCTAACAGAAGTAGCACTAGTTCCAGCCGCATCCCATTTAAAACATCTACCGTTATAAATAAGTGCTATTAACTTTGTACCAAAATTGTCAAGGACCCATAATCCAGGATCTATAGTAAAGTCCGCAGATGAGGGATCGCCCCACGCAACAAAATCACTAATATTACTTACAGTAGCACCAGCACTATGTGTAGCTTTAGTTGTACCATTTACACCTCTAGCTCCTCCACTTAAGGTCCCTGTTCCCGTGTCATTGTTTGTATAACTAATGTCTTCTGTACCTATTCTAATTTCTCCAGAAGCAGGAAACGCGACTGAAGAACCTAAAACAATTGTTGTAGTAGTCGTATCTGTTAAAGCAGTTGATAAAGTAGTGGTTGCTATACCTGACGCAGTCCCACCAAAACTTGCTGTACCCCATCCATATCCACCTAATTGCTGTGAAGGGCCTACATTATAATAACAAAGAGCGGAAGCTGATCCAGAATTACTTAAAGGTGTTCCAGATTCATTAGCTGCCATTGTAATTGTAAAAGTATTAAAAGTTACAGCTGAAGTAACTTCAAATTTTATATCTTCAAAAGAAGCGTTAGTAAAAGTTGATCCCGATAGACCTGTTACACTATCAAATAAAACAATATCACCATCAATAAGTCCATGAGCTACAGTGGTGCTAACAGTAACAGTAGGTTGTCCAGCAACACTACTAAAAGTACATCCTGTTATAGTCTCTCTTATCGGATGTATGTCGTAATATGTTCCGCCTGAATAAACGTATAAAATTTTATTAGTCCCTATAGCAGCATACTTAATTCCTGAGTTATCATCCCAATGATGAATAGCTCTGCCTGCACCGGTTAATTTATCTGCACCTAATTGAGACCATCCTCCTATTTTTTCTGGAGTACCATATCTAAAACGCACATTATCACCATCAAACCATTGCCCTTCAGCTCCGGTTTCGGTTACTTGTTTATTAAATCCTGGTGCAAATCCTAATTTTTGTAACATAACTCTCCACTAAATATACCACTATATATGGAGATTTGTTTAAAATCTAGCTATTATTTCTAATTTTTGTAGCGGATATTTGTTGTATTTCTTTTGGCAATACTATTTCTTCAATCTTATATCCCACACCTCTACCGTAGCATATATTAGTGATATTAGGTACTTTTATAATATCAAATTTATTTTTAAAATTACACAAAGCTTTTTCAATCTTGTTTTTTACTTCTTCAAAATTAAAAGGATTATTACTATCTCTTGGAGTATCTCTAACCATAATAATAACTTGCCCTGTTTTTTCTAATGTTTTTTCAAACAACATTTGATGCCCAGCATGCCAAGGCTGCCATCTACCTAACATCATCGCGGTAGGTTTATTGTAATCTATCATGGAGCTCCTTTATAATGTGATCGTAATTAAAATTAGTTATTTCATAATCCATGTTTTTAGGTTTTTCAAAAATCTTATTGGTGTCTTCATATCTTCCAGAATTAATAGTATTCATCCAAATAGTAATATCGTAATCTTTTCTATATAAATTATAAGGACAAATAAAATCTACTACACAAGTTTTATTTGCAATAGTACATAAATCTAACATTCTAGTTACTTGTTTTATTCTTCCTGATTGAGAAAAATCCCAATCCTTAAACATACCCCTTATTTCATCTGCATTAAAATGAGGTATTTCTGTATCTGCAGTTAATTGTTTTGCAAATGTAGTTTTACCTGAACCAGGTAATCCAAATACTAATATTTTCATAATAAATCAGATCCTTTGTATTTTTTGATAATCGATTTGGGAACATAATCTTTAATATCATATTCTGTTTTTTCAATGTTATCTGTTTTAATGGTATGCAAAGGACCTTCTAACATAGAGTCGTTATAAGAACACCCATTTAAATCAAATTGTTTTAATTTATTTTTTAATTTAAAAGTTTCTTTTATTTTTAAATATTCCAATAAACTATTAATTATTTTTTCAGGATCTTTAATTAATTTTTCATAGCGAATAATGTGAACTTTTTCTTTTTGTTTAATCAAATTGGCAATTGACCACATGTTCTTTCCAAACAACCCTTCTTTAGAACAAAGCTCTATACATTTATCTTCTAATTCTTCGTTCATTTTAAATTTACATATTTTTATATAAGAAGCTAGGCATTCCAATATAGGTCTATATAAAATAATATATTTTTTATTTTTAACAGGTATGTTTTTAGAGATAGCATAATTAAAAGGTGTTCCCCACGGTCCTCTATCTATAATATGTTCTTGTGATAAGTGATCATAATAAAGGTTAAAAACATTATTAATAATTTTATCTAAACCCCTGTGTTCTGGAAAATTGTGAAAAGAGTCGTCTCGTTTAATATCAACTAACCTATATATAATTTCTGTAATAATTGAATTAGGACTTAGACAAGTTGTTTTTAAATTTTGATTAATTAAACATCCAAGTAAAGTATTTCCTGCTCTAGGTAACCCTGCTAAAAAATAGTAATTTTTCATTACTATTTTGTTAAATAATCAAAATTATTATTTTTAAACCCACTTGGTAAACCTAACATAGGTCTTGAATCAAATAAATTTGGAGCGTTTTTTTCTGTTACTTCATTGTAGTGTAAAAATACTTGAGCGCAATCTTTACCTTCAAACTTATTTCTCCAATGTTCTAATTCGCATCCGGAATAAACTAACATATCACCTGGCTGTAAATTAATTTGAATACCTTTAGATTTAGATGGAATGTATTTATCCTTACTTCGTCTACCTTTTTTTGGATTCGGCTCTAAGAAAATTGGCCAAGAATCTCCACCTAAATTTAATGTCGTAGATATTTCACAACTTGTTCTATCTTTATGTTTGAGAAGAATATCTCCTTTTTTATAAATTCTAGAATAAGAATAAGTAGGAAACAATTTTAAATTTGTATGTTTTTCCATAACAGGTAAAACTTTTTTTAATAAAGTTTCCATAACTAAATCAGCATAATGAGAGTAGGTATCGGGAACCTGTCTATCATTCCATATTCCAAATATTTCTTCGTAAGGAGATATATACTTTGCTTTAAACATTTCTGCTACAACATCTCTTTTCATCATAAAATAATTAAAACAAAAGCTAGCTAACTCTGAGGAAATAGCTTTTTTAATTACACAATATTTATTTTGTTTAAAAGTATTCATTTTTTATCCTATCTATATTGATATCCATGATTCCAAATCACCAGTGAATATCTTGTTCCTTTTATTACAGGTGCCACCCTATGCCATACATAAGATGGAAATACGACCAATGCCCCTTTTTTTCTTATTTGGTGCATGGTATGTATATCTCTTCCACAATCGTTATTCCTTAAATCCATTTCTAAATCTCCTCCAACATAATCGGTTCCCTCGGACAAAGTCAATGTAACAGAAAGTTTTCTTATTTTATTATTAAATCTAGGGTCGTTGTTTTTACTTGGTTTTGAAAAAGAATCTTGATGCCAACCGTAATATTGCCCTGGTTCATATGTTGTAAATTGACATTGCTCAGAAGCATCCCAATCAAAATTCCATCCTGCGTCTGCATTTGCTTGTTTAACATAAGGTAAAATTAATTTATAAATCCAAGGATCATCTAACCAAGTAACACTAGAATTTCTTTTGTCCAAAACTTTATTAATATCTCCAGTTTCTTGATAGGCTCCTGTTATTGCTGTTTCTTTCTTCTTAGTAAAAGCATATTTTACTATATCATCACACAATCGTTTAGGTATAGCGTTTTCAAACCACCAATACATGTGTTCATAATTCATTCTTTAATTACTGTACCTTTCTTTCTTTAAAAAGTAAAACTTAAATATATACTACCAGTCACCAAAAAAACTTTCTTTTGGATATTCATCCATAGAATTGTCTGTCACCTCAACCCAAGCTGGGTCTTGATCTGGAAAGTATCTCCATTTTTTTGTCTCATCGGCTGGGTAAGCAACAGGTGGTACATACGTACAACTATTTTCATTTAATACATAAGTCGAAATCTGTTTAGGTGGAATAAAAGCATCCCTTGTAGAATCATAAGTAAAATTAATACCAGCGTAGTTTTTTCTTTTTGCTTTTGTTTGATCCCCTAATGTTCTACCACCTGGTGACCAGTTAGTAAAAGAAGTATAATATTTACCCGCTAAAGTATTATAAGAAGTTTGTTTCCAGTAAGTGTCTTCTGTAGAAGAACTTGGGTGATTATTTGCCACCCATGTTTCGGATTGGGTTGTGTATTCACCCCCATTATTATTTAAGTCGTCGTCATTAACTTTAATAACATTAATTACGGTGTTATTACTTGATAATATTTCTGCAAAATGTGCCATGTTATATCCAATTGTTTGCGCTTTTAAATAAGTAAATATCTTGTAAAGTCCATTTACCAGATGTGTTGTTTGCAATTCCCGGTTCAAAAACTTTAACTACTCCTGATCCACCACTTACTCCTCCTGCATCACCTTTTCCTCCTCCTCCGGAATTAGCTACACCGCCACCGCCAGCGGGATTGGATCCACCAGAAACTTGAGTCGGAGAAGGGTATCCGGTTGAGGGATCATAACCAATTCCGCCACCTGGAGCACCTTGTCCTCCACCGCCACCGCCTACTGCAGTAAGGCCAATCGCTGCTGAAAAACCAGATGTATTCTCATCAACTGCCTGTCCACCTATTCTTCCACCACCATCGGGATGACCACCAGCACCACCAGCACCACCAGCACCAGCACCAAAGTTACTATTTGGTATGGGACCTGGCCAACCTGGATTTCCAAATCCATAAGTTCCTGAATCACCTCCTTGACCTGGTTGTGTACCTGGTTGACTTGGAGCACTACTATTAGAACCTCCGCCACCTGAACCTCCTGAAGAAGCAGGTGTTCCACCGATACCGGGATATCTGGATCTTCCACCTCCTCCACCGCCACCTTTAGCAGTCATACTGAAACCTGTAGTATCTCCTCCAGTTGAACCACCTTGATAATTTGATGAAGCACCTGATCCACCGCCTCCGATAGATATAGGGTATGATGTTGGAGCGGAAATAGGTTGATCTTCTCTGTATACTACTCCACCAGCACCACCGCCTCCTCCAGCGTATTGTCCCCCGCCTCCGCCTCCAGCGACGAGTAATACAGCTGCTGCAGATGTTAATGGTTGTGAGTTAAAAGTACCGGGACTAGTAAAAGTAGTTGTTAACGCGCTTTGAACTGTTGGTTCATAAACAATACCTACGAAGCCACCGTTATTTGGAGTATCCAAACTTGTAGACATTATTAATTATCTCCTACGCGTCGTTTAAAACTTCATAGTTTACAGTGATGACCGCATCACCGGCTGCACTTGCACCAGCTTCAAGATTATCACCTTCTTCAAGATATATAGCTGAGTTTTTATCTATTAATATTAGAGTTGAATCAGCAGGTACAGCGATTGTACTTGCTATATTTAAAGGTGATCCACCACTTTTTGTAATTGCTGCTGATATATTTACTGCGTTTGTTCCATCAATATTAGCAATAATTATACTATTAATTTTTACAAGTGTATCTGAAGCTGCTGCTAAAATCTCTGTAGTTAGAGTAGTAGTTAAAGCCGCTTGTACTGATTCACCTGTTATCGATGTTACATTTACTAGATTCGGGTTTGCCATAATTTATTCTCCTGTTTGTTTTTTATCCGAAAACTAAAGACATTGCAATAGCTTTTCCTACTGTTGCTGCTGAATTACCATTAATTTGAACTTGACCTGTTCCTTTTGGAATTAGATTAAGACTTACGTTAGTTTCTCCAGAAGCCGTAAGACTTGGAGCATTTCCTGAAGCAGCATTAGCTAATGTAATTTCATTAACTGCTGAACCTGTAGCTGTTAAATTAAGTAATTCATTTCCGTTAGTATCTAAAATTTTTGTACCTATCTTAGGATCGGTTAAAGTTTTATTTGTTAAAGTTTGTGTTCCAGTTTCTGTTACTGTACCTGCTGGAGATAGAGCTGCATCATAGACACCTGTGTTTGTTGCAACGCCATCAAGATAAATAAGTTTGTATCCTTTATCTGTAGCTGAAAAAGTAACAGTAGCTCCTGAACCTGAAACTGCTTTTAATTGTAGTGTGTATGCACCTGAAGTGCTGTTTTTA